GGTACAATAGCAAGCTGCTAACTACTTACATCAGGCCGCTGGCAGGAAATGATAGAATATATACCAACTACAACTTGGATGCTAGAGTAGGTAGGATTAGCAGCAGTAGTATGAACATGCAGAATATTCCAGGCAAGAATCCTTCCAGGCCAAGAGTAGAGCACTATAATATCAGAGATATCTTCTTGCCTGACAATGGGATGTTTACTAACGGGGACTACAGCCAGGAACACCTATATATACTAATGAACATGAGCGGAGATAAGCAGATGCAGAGAGTGTATATAGAAGGTGAGATGGATAGAGACATCCACAACTTTGCAGCCCAGATGATGTTTGGTTCGGTCACTCCACAGTATAGGAAGATTGCAAAGACAATTAACTACGCCATTGCCTATGGAGCCACTCCACAGACTATCAGTCAACAAGCAAAGATAGCTGATGTAAGGAGGTGTAAGGATTTCCTTGACAAGTGGTTTGCAACTTTCAGAGACGCTGCTGAGTGGATTAAGGGAGCACAGAGGGAGGGGCTTAGAGATGGGTGGGCACTGCCTACACTGTTTGGTAGAAGGATTAAGCTACCAGAAGATGAAGGTGAGGAGGGAATGAAGAGGAAGGCAGTTAATTACCCTATATTAGGGAGCGATGGAGAGGTAATGAAGAGAGCACTTATTGTATGTAAGAATCATAAGTTACCGTTAGCAGTTACAGTGCATGACTCAATTACATTAGATGGGGACTGTGAGTTTCCTGTGGAAGAGTTGGAGCATATAGCACCAGTTAGGATTCCGTTTGAGGTTACAAAGACTTTAAGATGGGAGTAATGCTATGGGAATAAGACTAACTGCAACAGCAACTAAGAGCATCAGAGAGAAGATCTTCAAGGCTTACGGAAGTAACAGTGCAGAAGCAGCGGTTGTGTTTGATGAAGTGTTAGGAAAGATTAAAAGGTCAGTCCCCATCCCTGGCAGCGATACTCTAAGGTTGGAGTTTATAAAGCCACTCAATGATGACTCCAATATAATTGAGGTAAGAAAGTTGTGTATGGCAGATGGTAAAGAATTCTGGATTATATAAGGGGGAGTAAAATGAAAGAGTGGATGCTAACGAAAGAAGAAGCCAACATAGCATACCATAGTGCATGGAGTAATCCTGAGAGACAATTAGCAGTAGCTAAAGCCCAAGCCTGCAAGATAGAGAGGTGGCTATTTGGGCAGTGTACTGAGCTACATCGCGATGACTTTAAGGTACTCTGGGGCAACTATAACCGGTTGAGGAAGGACTGCTCGTCTTGTATGGCTAAGTTTCGCACGGACTGATAGAAGGAGAGGAGAGAAATGCTAGATGTAACATATATTATTGGTGTCCAATATCGTATTTGCCGTGGTGAGGTTAAGTGTGTAGCCTATCTCGATGAGTCAGGGGGATCAGAAGCACAAACTTTTGCAGAAGCCTCTGAGAACGAACATGAACTGATAGAAGGAGAGGAGAGCAATGGACTGTCCTAATGATGGCACCTGGATGACAGTATATAAGCCGACCGGGGATTACCCTCCGTATTTCCTGAAATGTAGTAAGTGTGCATTGATTTTGCCACTTGAGCCACCATCGACATCGAGGTATTTTGATTGGTGGGATTACTGAGTCGAGTAAAGGAGAGAGCGATGGACAGCAGCGAGGCAAGGGTTAATTCTCTTTACAAGACCAACGCAACCGCAACATGGGCAAAAAACCAGTTGAGAATATTACACGACATGGTCGAGGACCGCAATACTGGCACTTTTACAACTTCACTAACCATGCAGTGGTTGGCCAGTGAACTTGAACGGATTGAGAAAGGTATTTTGATAACAGTTTAAGGAGAGAGCGATGGATTTAACCGGTTGCGGAAAGATTGCCCGATTTGTACTGCTGAATTTCTGAAGGATTGCCTGATAGGAGGAGAGATTGATGGAAAGAGCAGCGAAGGAGGGATAGAAAAATGGCAAACGAAGAACAGATAGCGTATATCATAAGCCAATCAGTAGCTGCTGCGATAACCATGGAGGCAATGAAAGCAGCAAACCGAGAACGGTTTGCTCATGCCGAAGCACCAGCATATAACGAGCAATCTTTTCTAGATTTGATACCTCAGTTTGGAATTGGCTACAACAGTGTGGTGGAAAAACTCTACCACTGAAAGGAGAGAGCGATGGATGAGGGATTAAAACTGAAAATATGCGAAAGGTTTTGCAGTGGCTTAGGAACTATAGGGCATCTATGCACAGAGTGGGAGACTTGCGATGTCCACACGGATTTAGAGCAAGTCTTTCGTGATGCAGGCTGGGTGCGATTGCCAAGTGAGACAGCCTTTCCAAGTTATGATAGATTTAAGACGGCTTTTGGAAATGAGCCAGCAATATACCATGAAATTCTAAAATCAGTATATCTTTGGCTTGAGCAAGCATCTTTGAAGGGAACTAATGGACCATAGCAACCAGATAAAACTTTGAGTGTATGGATAAGTTGCTTAGTCAGAAGGAGGGATAACATGAATTATGTGATGCTAGTAAAAATACCAATCAAAGACGTTCCGGAAACAGTATCTATTCAAGAGGCTAAGGTAATAAGCGAAGACTGGTTATTGCTGAAAATACCTGATGTTGAGTTGATAAGTTTTGGACAAGAAGCGAAGGAGGGATAACATGAACCGAGAGGAAATAGGGCAACTAATCAATCTAATCAAGTACAATGAATCCATGAGGTATGAATCAGGAGTGACATTGAAAGCCGAGTACGACAGGTTAAAAGAGATTATCGAGAGTCAGGCAACTACTATAAATTCCTGCGGAGAGCGCGGGGTGGAAATGCAAATCGAACGGGACAGGCTAGTGTCTTTAGTAAGGGAGCTAAGGCAAGATTTGACCAGTAACATTAAACTAGAAGTGGCGCAATACTGGCTCGACAAGATATGCAAACCTTTGTTGGAGGTTGGAGCAGATAGTAGTTATATAAGGTTGTTAGCAGATGGATTACGCCGAGATCTCCGTGCATATTCGCCTCGTGTTTTTGATGCTATAGCCGATTACTTCGACTCGCAGAAGGGCGAGAAGCCACCTCAGCCATACCCACCAGTCATAGTGTGCCTATGTGGTTCTACCCGCTTCTCAAAGGCGTTTCAAGATGCACAGTTAAGGGAAACGCTTGTAGGGAAGATTGTTCTGACCATTGGCTGCAATATGCGCTCAGATTTTGTCCTCAGTTATATCACAGAGATATTTGGGCAAATGAAACAGGAGGAACTTGACGAGATAAAACGCAAATTAGATGAACTGCATCTACGCAAAATTGATATAGCAGACGAAGTATTAATTTTGGATGTGGACGGGAATATCGGGAAAAGTACAACCAGCGAACTGAACTATGCAAGGACGCAAGGTAAACGTATTAGGTTTCTAAGCCGAGAGCAGAAGGGTGAGAAGCCAGAAGAATTACATATTAAGAAGCAGGGCGGAATATGCCTCCTTGAGGATGAGTACGTGCCAACTCTTCAATGTCCTATTTGCAACCCGAAGCGTACAGGATGATAATACATGGTGCTTCGATTGCCTAAACTGGATTAAGCCTAGCCCGCCGCGTACAGGTACGAAATGGCGTGATATGAAACGTCATATTAAAGGAGTCAGTATGAAATATGGCACTGGTAGACCTTAACTAGCTTTACCAAAGAAGTAGCCTATCACACCCATACCTATCAAGCCAAGAGTGTCCAGTGCTTTAGTGGCTAAGGCTGCATCTGGGTTGTGCCAGGCGCTTAGACCACCCATAAAGAGTAGCCCTATAACTACTCCTATAATAGCGACTAGGGCTACTCTTACAAGACCCTTCTTGTCATCCATAATATACCTCCATAAGTAGAGAGTGCGCTCGCTACTTAGTGACCAGCTCTCCAGTGCTCTCCTGCACATTACCTTACTATGGCATTGGTAAGTCTACGATACTATGCACCCCAAGACTATCTAGGCGCACAGATGGGAACTCACTAGGATTGCGCCGTACGAACTCCTGAATTGCAGGGATATCTGTTGGATTGCAAGGTTCATATCCCCAATCAGTGTAATACTTTGTAGCAGGAACCCAGCCCGTAACTGTATTCTCCATTTCACCACTTGCCAAGACAAACGAGTATTGTTCTGAGTACTTGATTTTCTTCTTCAACCAGATGAATACCATGCTTTCCTCCTTATACTATTATTCTCCAAAGTATATAGCCAATAGAAGCAAATATGATTCCTCCTATGCCTCCTTGGATATCTACATAGGCACCATCCTTGAGCCTCCAGTCCTCACAGACCTCATAGATTAAGAATAGCAGCGTCATTGATAGTGATACAGACCAGTGTATCTCTTGTTGCAACACTACTATGGCTGCACCTATAGGTACGTGCATCCAGAAGCGAGCATCGTCCCAGACTATCCCTAGCCATTTCATCTTACTACCTGCTTGTTGGAGATATCTGCAAGTCTGCCAGTGTACTGCTTCTTGTCTCCCCAAATGCTCCAGCACTCATTACGCCTCTCAGTTGCTTCGGTACGGAACTTGTCTGCTAGTAGCAAGTCAACATTAGCTGCCTCAGTGTATCTATTGGCTTCCTCAATGTAGCGGTCAATCTCTGCTATTCTAGTCTGGGCCTCAGCTATAAAGGCGTTCTCCATAGCTATCCTGCCATTGGCCTCTGTTGTATACCTGTCAGATATTGCTACCCAACCTTGGGCGGCAGCTACATCCTGAGAGGCAGCAGCAAAGTACCTGTCCGACTCACCTAGATACCTATCCATCTCTGCTATTCTGGTTTGCGCCTCGTTAATGAAGGCATTTTCCATTGCTATTCTGGCCTGGGCCTCTGCTATATACCTGTCAGAGATTGCAGCCCAACCCTGAGCAGCACTGATGCCTTGGGTAGCAGCAGCAAAGTACCTGTCGGCTTCTGCCAAGTATCTGTCCATCTCATATAGTCTCATACCAGCACTGCTTACATAGCCATTACCAATTCCTATGTCTTGGCTGGCCTCACTAATTATCTGATTGCACTTGCCTATCCAAGCCTGAGCCTCGTTAAGGAAGTCATCAGAGATATCTCCGTAAGCTCTGGCTTGGTCGATGTAAGTACTCAGATTGGCTAGTCTGACCTGAGCCTCCTGCAAGTAGGTTGCTGCTTGGCTAGTTCTGGCATTAGCAGCAGAGATGAAGTCTACCCTCTTCTGCGCCCAAGCCCTTTGCATATTGACTACAGTAGCAGCATACTGAGCATAGAGGGCAGGTACATCAGAACCTATATTGACTGTATTGATGAAGTCATCGCCTAGCTCCAGGTGTAGTTCCATACTAGGAGTTACACCACTATCACCATTGAGGATGTGTTTGACCTCATCAGTCCAGACTGCTGCGTATCCAGTAAGGTCAGTGCTAACTACTAGCCCTAGTGCAGTAACAGCAGCATCAACAGCAGTCTCGGCACCGGTTCTGAGGTTAGCAATATCAGTTGCTATCTGAGCTAGTATTGCTTTGCTAGAGTCAGTTGCTCCCTCAGAGTAAGTTATAACCTTCGCTAGTGCAGTACTGATTGCGGCTAGTGGAGTAGTCAATGTACCTAATGCAGTAGTACCTGCTGCAAAGGCAGTTTCGGCAGCAGTCAGACTAGTGCCTACCAGAGCGTAGATTGATGTTAGATTAGCCAGCTCAACTATGCCTAGTGCTATGTTGGCTAAGGCAGCATCTAGGGCTACATCTGCTAGGTCGTTGTTAGTCTTTACAGCGTCTAGAGCTGTGTCGGCATCTGTATTGTAGGTAGATACCTTAGCTAGGGCAGTATCTACCAGAGTGTATACTGCTGTTAGATTGGCTAATTCACCTACACCAAGTACTATGTTAGCTAGAGCAGAGTCGAGAGCAGTATCAGCCAAGTCATTGTTAGTCTTGACTAAGTCTAGTGCAGTATCTGCATCAGTGTTATATGTGGATACCTTAGCTAGGGCAGTACCTACTAGAACATGTATAGCAGCTATGCTAGCTAGAGCAGTTCTTGCACTAGCTAAGTCAGTTACAGACTGTAGTTCATACTGTATAGCTTTTTGGAACAGGGCGTAGGCAGCCATAGCTAAGTTGACTGTCTCATCTAGGAATGCAGGACAGGTGCCAGCAGAAGTTCCAGATATAGTATGGGCAGTGAAGTACTGGACTAGTATGTGCTTGTTTAGTGTCATACTGTCTTGGGTATCATCGCCACATTTTACTACTAGCACGTCACTATAGAGTTCAGTACTAACTATCTGTTTGGGGACTGAGTGGGCAGGATACTCTACTGTGCCAACTCTGATTGGAGCAAGTGAACTAAGATTTACAGCTACCTTAGACTTAGTGTATGACACATGATAGATTGTAGCCACTACCATAGCGCCTCCACTGATAGTAGTGATTGTGCCATTCATGTAGTCTACAAAGTAGTCAGTGTTGCGAGTATAAGTAGTTACATTGTCAGTAGACCTCACAAGCTCAGACTCATACTTGATTGGATGGTAAGTTACTGCACTACTGGCAGTTCCATGGGCAGCACCAGTCGTGAAGTGTTCATCAGTCACATCAAACACCAGTCGTTCCTCATAGAACTTCTCTTGTGGCAGGAACCTACTAAGATCTGCGTAAGCATGAGCAAGTGCACGAGTTAGTTCGGCATCAGACCAAGTAGCTGCTGCGTCCTTGAGGTCTGACCTCACATCGGATAAGTGAGTTGCTAATGTCTTTCCCATATTAACCTCCTAGTTCAATCTAGTTATGACTATCTCAATGCCTATAACTACTATGTGCTCATTAGTACTTACATTGCTAGTTGTGCCAACACACTCAAGTAAGTACTGTTTGTCAGTAGCAACAGTGGTATCGCTACAGTTGGCCTCAGAGTCAAAGTTGCCATCAGCAGCCACCTGAGTGATTCCGCCGCTAGTTACATCAGTGGTAGTTATCGGATCTGCTTTGTTGACCTGCACTAGTTTACAGTCAAATGTAACTGTATCCCCACCCTCCTCATGGACATCACCAACTATCTTGTAGCTAGTAATGATGTCACCTATTTTGAGAAAATTGAGGGATATCCAGAACTTCTTGGCAGACAGGTTTGCTCCCAACTCCACACCTTTGATGGTAGGAGTCCAGTCAGTACCAGGTGCAGGACATATAAAGGTGTTGGATAAGAATGTTACGCTTGTACCTGCACTCCCACCTATCTTAACTCCGCCTACAGTTGCACCGTCATGTATGAATAGTTCATGAGTATCAGTAGTGAATACTGGCTCAGACTCAGTACCAGTATATGCAGCATTCTGGGCAGCAGTCCCTCTCTTGAGTAGCAATGGTGTAGTCATAATATACCTCCGTCAATCACTTTAGGTAACCAAGTTCCAAAAGACCACTCAGTCAATCCGCTTAAGTCTCCGCCATCAAATCCCCAGGAGAACTGAGCGTCGTGACGCAACTTAGCTGGAGTGATAGAGTTGTCTATTACCCCACCACTACCAACAGTGGCACCATAGATTGGAACTGATGGCCGCTCTAAGTCGCTGTACTTTCTAGAAGTTCTAATATCTGGTCTCATTATAATCCTCCAGACATCATCAACCACCTAACCATACCAATTCTTTTCTGCCAAGCAACCAGTGACTCTCCTGGCTTTCTAAGAAAGCTATCTTTTGTGAGTAAGCCAAATTTAGGCATAGGTTCGGTAGGGGTATTCTGGATAGTAGTATGAACTCTAGCGGCACTCTCAGTGTTACCAGATATAACAAAAGGAGTTATATAAGGAGAAGGATTATACACAGGAGTTGGATACGGAGTACCCCCTACTCTCTCTATACCAGTCTCAATAGAGGCAGCTTTGACTGTCTCAAACATAGACCGAGTGCTAGATATCCCGTTGAGAGTTATCTCTAAGTCATACACACCTTTGTCTGCCTGGAATATATGTAATAGGCTTCCTACTACACACATCTTATAGGTATAAGTTGAAATCCACTTAGCAGTAGGGTAGTCTACATAGTCTGCTACTCCACGTTTGTCTCTAATCTGGATATAGTCGTAGAGTTCCAGTCCACAGTCATGTTGGACTAGTACTCTACCTAACGCAGCCTCCATCCACTGACGTATCTCAACAACCAGAGACCTCATGTCAGCTTCAACCTCAGTAGTCAAAGTCTCTGCTATATGGTACTGGATTATTTCAGGGTAGCCATTCTCAGGAGTGATACTCCAGCCACCAACTACCATTTGGTCCTCATCCCAGGTGCCGTCTTCTTTGTCTACTCTGTTAGCAACCACTATTACATTAGTAGGGATTAGCAAATGGTCTTGCCACTCAAACTCCTTGAACTGATGATAAGTGGCATCTGGGCGGTCTGATGTGAAGGTGCTGTGGTAGGAAGTCCAGGCAGTAGGGTAGATAATACGGAACAGTGCATCACTATTGAAGGTTATATTAGTGAACAGCTTTGAGACAGTATACACAAGTATTGAGGCACTAGGAACGGCACTTTCATATGGAGCCGAGACATGCAGATGTAGCGGAGGATATTGTAGATCCGAACTTACTACCCAACTTATAGGTGTTTTCCACACTCCTGATTCTCTAGTAGTGTAGTTCAAGTAGCCACCATATATGCAGTAGCAAACAATAAGGTCATCAGATAACTTAGTAACTGGAGTATCAGTGTATATGCCTGTAGTAGCTATCTCTACCTCAGACCACACACCTCCAGATGTTCTGTTGAGTCCATAGAGCTTGTAGGCTGTCCCAGTATTCTTATTGTATGCACCTGCAATACTTCCATCAGAGAGAGACACTATGCTAGGGCACCTCACATCACACACAGTAGAGCTTATAGACTCTACATCGCCAAGATTAGTGCCGTCAAAAGTCCTGCCCTCTGCAATGGCAGCATCGTCATAGCGTAAGTAGACAATATAGATACTTCCAGAGCCAAGTGGAATCATATTGGCTCTATCTGCTCTAACAGCAGTAGTTATGGGGAATCCTATATCAGTCGCCCAAGTACCATCAGTGTTAGCATTCCTATATAGATGATGCTCTGGCCATGAACTATTCTGCACATTACAGTATATCCTGCCAGCACTGTCAATAGTTATAGACAGAGGAATCCATATTACAGAAACACTAGAAACAATAGTCTGGTCTGCTGCGAGGAATGTAATAGTTCCATCCCCATCATTAGGAGTAAATACTCTATACACTGTACTCCAGTCCTCCCCTGATGAGTCGACTCTGACATAATGCACATTAGTACCATCGTACCAAAGACAGTGAGGTTGGACTGTAGGGTTAAACAGAGTACCCAGGTCAACTACACTAGACCATGCACCACCAGACTTCAACCTAGACTTGATATGCAGTGTACCATAGGCGGGATCAGTCCTTATCATGTAAGTTACCCAGTGACGAGTGGCAGTGTCAAAGGTACTCCTAGTATTGTATGAATCTGAACCTCCTACAACTACGCCAGACGCTACAGTATCCCAACTTCCAACCTCTGTAACCGCAGACTCTACTCTCATAAAGCACTTAGTCATACTGAGCAGCCTATATATGACTGACCTAGCATCCTCTATACTGCCTTGATAGTTCACCATGAACTTAGGTAAGAGAGTGTCTATGATACTGTCATCATGGATACCGAGTGCGGACAAGTCAAAGTTCATGCCTGCCAACACTGCCTCTATTATATCATATACAGTGTAAGCAGCACTAGAGTAGTCTATGTCGTAGTAAGGAGCAGCAGCGGCGGCAAGAAGACTTGCTATGTACTCTGTCTCACCTAGTACAGACCAGCAACCCTCTAAGTAGAGTACTATGTCTGTATTGCCGCCCTTAGAGAGTTGATACTGAGACTTTACCCAAAGAGGAGCACAGAAGGCAGGAGTGGTTAGGTATGTGACTCCAGCAACTCTGTATCCATAGGATATGTCACACTTATACCCTATTAAACTAGCTGGCAGAGTCTTATCATTATTTCTAAGAATGATAGTAGCAAAGTCACTGTAGGGCTGTTCTGAGTGTCTAACAGACTTGACCCTACTAGGAGAGTCAGTAGTAGAGTAGGTATAAGTAGTAGTTCCATTAGATAAGACTACAGATATATAGGGAGTAGAAGTTACTGACTTCTCAGCAGTAATAAGAGTAGCTGACTTTGTCCTCATAACTACTCCTTATACTGCGTTCAGTCCTCTAACTCTAAACGTCCTGTCTGCTGCCTGACCAGAGCCACAAGTAATCTTGATAAACTGCACTCCGCCAATCCTAAACAAGAGTGCTTTAGTTGCAGTACCAGCAGTCGAGGCAGAGAGGAAGTCACCAGTTGCATCATCATCAAGAATGTAGAGAGGATAATAAGTTCCACTAGCAGCCTCTGAGACATTTACACCCACAGTGGAGCTAGTTATGGTTGGAACTAGTACCAGCAGTTCCTCAAACAGAGCGCCTAAGTCTACTTCCAGAGACAGATCGTCATCGGCAGAAATGTCAACTAATGCATCCTTCCAAGGTCCTACACTTACTCCCATATGATACCTCCTAATCTAAGTTACAGTCCACATGAGCAGCTTTGTGGTCACGTCCTGTTCTGTGGCGGACTCTGTCCCAAGCCTCCATAGGTTTAACACCTGACTCAACTGCCTGATTGACTGCTCCTATAATCTCAGCATGTTGAGCAGTTGGCTTGAGTTTGTCTGCTCTGAGTCCCTTTTTGATGATTATAGTCAACCCCATGTTAGTCTGCTCTGCCTTCATTCAAAGGCTGGCCAGTCTTGTCTCTTGCAATCTGGTAGCTCATAGCAGCACACTGCTTCTGGTCTTTGCCTTCTCTAATACACTGCTGGATACTCTTACTAATCGCTTCCCTGACAGCTTGAGTAGGACTGTCAGGAGTTAGGCTATCTACAGGCATCGGCATAGTACCTCCTTATGGCTTCTTCATCTCGTTACCAATTTCGTTAAGTTTCTTGGAGAAGAATGCCTGACAGGCTGATTGGATAGGCCCCCAGATTTCATTGATACAAGCATTCTCTTCGACTTTAATTATCTGGACGTCTATAGGACTACTATTGGCCTTTTCAGTCATCTTAAACATGACTTGATTTTCCCACTCGAGTTTAATAGTTAATACCTTTGCTGTCATATTGTACTCCTTGAGGGGGAGCAGTTACACTCCCCCTCAGTTCCCCAGCCATCTCCTGCTCAGGGTGCAATCTGTAGGAACACGAATGGTGCGTTACTAGCTCCACTCCCACTCATGTCGAGAGCAAAGCCTGCCTTCTGGTATCCACTCTCTAGAGTAACATCATTACCGGAAACCACACTTCCGTTGCCTACAAACACTATGGTCCTGTCCATAGCACTGTCACAGGTGTTACCATCACTGGTAATCCAGACAGGTCCCCAGGTTTGCAGCCAGAAGTACTGTCCACTAGCTGCTACACATGCAGGTACGCCAATGTAGGACACGTATTCACCACCTGCATTGTCTGCTTTCAGACAGTAATACGGGCACTCCATCAACTCGATGTTAGTAGTAGCTGCTGTGACTGCTACACCCAGTGCCCTATCCAGACACAGTGTCAGTGACCCGCCAGCAGTTGCTAGAGCAGGGTGACTGACAATCTGTCGTGTCTGAGGATGCTGTGCAGAGCCATTACCAACGACTACATAGCCACCAGCTAGTTCGTTCTCAGACAGCACACCAGTGGTCAGGACGCCAATCTCAGTGTCGATAGTCACTGTGACGTATCTACTGCCAACAACACCAGCGGCTAGAGTCTCACCTGGGTATGCAGCGGCCTGTGCAGCGGCAGTGGCCTGAGTAGGAGCTACTGCATTAGTGTTAGTCTTCTTAGCCTTATACGCTCCAACTTCAGGATTGCAGGTCCCACTCGCATAGGCATATCTGTATGCCCTGTCGCCATCCCTGAATATAGTTCCCAGAGGATACTGTTGAATAGTATCTACAGTCTCTATATTGGGCATACGCAGGTTTATTAGACTAGCAGATGGATTAGATGGAAGGCGAATCTCACGCCCATTGCTAGCTACTATGCTATGTCCCGCCTTAGTTAATGCTATAGTCAATTTCTTGTCCTCCTTTCTTTCCGTTTAGACAGTTATCGCTGCATCGTAGATGTCCCAGATTCGGCCTACTGAGAAAGTGCTACCTGCTAGCATTGCGCCGTAGGTAACCATCCTCATGCCCTCAGCATCGTAGTCTTCTAGATTGGGGAACAGGACTAGTTTGTACAAGTCTCCAGCACCTTCAGTTCCACCATAGGCAAAGGTCACTCCAGGCTGCCTCTCCAAGACGTTTCCGAACTTAAGGAAGAAGATGCTGTAGTTCTTTGTCCCGCTGGCGTATTTTGTTCTTGCATCAGAGCTTGCACCGGTGCCAGTGTCTGCCTGTTCGGCTACCAGATAGTCTGTTCTGACTATAGGTATACCATTCCAGAAGGCTATTCGCTTGCCGAGTTCATTGTAGCCAAAGGAAATCATGCCCATAGAACCAGCAGCATTATAGGCCAGGCCTGCAAAGCCTTTCTCCTGATACGCTGCATCTACCCAACGCATGATTTCAAAGGGCATCCAGATTTCATCCCAACCAGCCTTACCTGCATCCTCTATCTTGCGCAGGTTAGCAAGACTAAGGCCTGCATTGGCTTGGTCTATGTTGAGATTTTCATGCCCAGTTCCAGTCCCGGGAGTTGCCCCGTGTTCAGCAGCAAGAGCATGGAGTCCATCCCACTCTTTGTTTCCACTAGAGTAGGTATAGTCTCCATAGAGTATCCTATCGCCAATTTTGCGCTTGAGGCCCTTCTCCATTTCGAGCATAACCTGTGCTCGGTAGTTGTTAATTGTACCATAGATGTCTCTTACAAACTGGTCGAGTTTCCTCTGGATGTATAGGCGCTGGAGGATTACTTCAACCTCTGAGTAAGTTACATCTTCAGACCAGCTCAGTTCCTCACCGATGTCTACATGAGCTACAGAGCCTTCAGTACCAGTCAGCTCCCTGACAAACTTGATACTTTTCCCTGAGTTTGCTGCCTGGGCTACTGGGAGTCTATCAGTAGGGTTGCCCCGCTTGATATCTACCTCAATAACACCAGGGATAAGAGTAGACTGAGTAAGTTTCTGAGCTTCTGCCAAAGTTGACCAATGTCCACCTGACTCAGCCATGTTGTTTACTCCTTTCCTTTATTGCTGTTTTTGGTTAGGGGTTCCTCGTTCAGCCCGCTCCAGGTTCTTGAGTGCCCGCTCCATAGAAGTAGAAGGAGTACTAATTCCGCCTCCACCTCCAGCGGCATAGCTACCAGAGGCAGATTTTACTACCCTGAGTGCTCTCTCAAACATGTCAAGTTCAGGCATTCCTAAGTCCTTGACAGCCTCATCAGTTGTGTTGTACTCCTTGACTATGAGTTTCTTCCTGTACTCTAGTGCCTTAGCCTCAGCTGCTGTAGTTGCTTTGGTTACTTTGTCCAGGGATTCCTTGAGAGAGTCTAGTTCCTTCTGTTGTACAGCACTCTTGACCTGGTTCTCCTCTAAGGTTTTAACCTTAGCCTCTGCTTGCAGTCTAAGGTTGTAGGCCTCGTTGAGCTGAGCCTTACTCTCCTCCAACTGCTTTTGCAGCCCTCCCTTAGCCTTTACCACATCCGACTCAGGCACCATCTTCTCGGTTGGAGTAGTTGGTGTAGGTTGAGTCGGTTCACTGGTAGTGGCTCCAGGAGTCTGAGATGGATTGTCTGCCATTGTCCCCCTCCTTATTACAATACTAGTATACCATAACTGGGTAAGCTTGTCAATAGATATAATTTATTGGAAGGTACGATTTATTATATTTATCCTCCAGTCTAGAGCCTGAATATGATAGTCCGGTCAGCATCAAACTTGCCTATTAGAGATTTAGCAGAGTCTGACTGGGGTGCAGTAGTTATACCAAATACATAGAGCCAGAAGTCTAACACTGGACTATCCTTCCTTGCTCTAACCCTTACATTAGTTACTTTGCTCTCATAGGAGCTGATTAACTTGTTGCCGGTGGTAGGGTCAATCTCATCACGAATCTCATCTTTGCGCTCTAGAGTTACTCGGCTGGAGTAGAACTCATCGATGAGGAGTTGAGTGTCCTCATCGTAAGTAGCTTTGACTATCCTTGATATAGCATAGTAGCCATCAAAGTAGGTATCAGATATCTTGTCCCTGAGTAGTTCGAGTGGAGTGCTGTTCTTATGCACCCAGGAGACAAAGTCGTCTCGGAGTTCAGGAGGACAGGCATCTACTATGGCTTGACGCTTCTTGGCGAATCCTACATAGTCAGGCTCCAACTCACCCATGTCATTGGGCTTCTCTTCTAGTTCAATAGAGAAGTATAAGTTTCTAAGCTGTTCCATAGGGCCGACTTGAGGGGCTGCATAGCCAGTTTTTTGGTAGTAGAGTTCTGGCCCTTTGATTGGGTCGAGTAGGGCTTGGAAGTCTACTCCACTATACCGTTCGTCTTGGGTATTGAGGAAGTCGATAGATGAGTTGTATGTGTCCCAGTTAGAGGAGTACTCACCCTTGAATCCCTTGGTGTCAAGAGGTTTGTTAGTCTTGGTTGGGTATAGGAATCTGCTCTCTATGTCTAACTCATTGGCTAGTCTCTGCTGGACTGCTGCATCTACATCATCCCAGTATTGCTGGTAGTTGAGGACAAAGTCTTGCACCTCAGGCGGGAGTAGCATTGTGCTGCCGCCTCTGACTACTCGCTTCTTCCATTCCTCCAGTTGGTCAAAGGCTTGTCTGACTGCCATAGATTCACCACCCATTAAGTCAGAAAGCCTGACTCCTTTATCCTCACATTCCTGGATGAGTTCAGGAGTGAACCCATACTTGATGTATATCTGGTTGATAGTGTCAATGAGTTCGTCTCTGTCTCCAGAACGGTAGGTAACGAAGGAGAACATGCTACGGAGGGTAGTGTAGAGTGCCACCTTCTCCTCGGCCATATCCCACAAGGACTTATCCTCATCACTGAGTGCAATACCCTGTGCTATCTTCTCCCAAATCTCGCCACCAGTTGCACCCGCAGCTCCCTCAGTCTCGATGAAGTAGTCATCTATTATTCTAGCCTTGTAGTAGTCACGGAAGTTCTCATGGAACACTGTATCACGGAGTTTCTTGGCTAGGTCACTTACACCAGGAACTCTACTAGCTACTAATAGTTCTAGTCCTACCTCATGGAAAGAGGGTAGTATTGACCCCAGTTCCATCTTGTGGCCAGTAAAGGCTGGAGACATATAGGCAATGGTCATAATGGCAGGGTTGGGAAAGAAGGATAACCTTGCTGCACTGTCTATTGCATTTCCTACCCAACCTAAGCTATCGTAGTAGTTTGGGTAGTCTCTTCTAGAGAGGGTGACTAGTGGGCCTACTACAGTTCCAGCTACTAAGTTGAGAGCTAAGTCTACTGAGGGTATGTTGAACCTGCCCTGGTCAGTGGACTCATAGTACCTATCCCAGGCAGTTACAGTAGCAGGGTGGCGCACAGCAGTTCGGGATAGCCAGAACAGTCGAAAGGCTTCGTACTGCCAGAAGGGGAATATCATACGGCCTACTTGAGAGAATATAGAGCGGTTGGTGTAGTCGGCAAACATTTGGTAGTAGGTTCGCATGGTTTGGTCGAAGGCTTCTTGACGAATAGACTGGTAAGTAGTAATTTTTGGAGCAACTGCCTCTAGTATGCTTATATCTGTAATCAGTACATCCTCTGCCATCTTCACTGGCTCTTTGCTTGTTTTAATTATCCCTCTGTCTCTGAGGCTTCTTACTAGTGCAGCACCCTCATCTGTTGCTAAATCAACAGAGACAGTCCAACCATTAGCCTTAGCCCTTGACAGAGCCTCTAAGTATAACTCAGTCCCTAAACCCTTTCGAGTTTGGTCTTCCCAAACACTCACACCTGTAATCTTCATATTGTTGCCAGTTAGTTTATACTGTATGAAGTTCCCAGTAGCTTTGCCAGAGGCATCATAGTCTCTAAGTACAATATCTCCTGATGGAAGAACCTCCTCCTTGAGATTTAAGACCTGTTTAGGCTTACCTGCTACCTTGCCAAAAGTTTTCTTTGCTGACTCCGCCACTCTATCTATATACTCATGGAGTTTCTGCTCCTTTGCCTTAGTCATTGTCCTATTTATTCTGAGAGTAGTAAACCTCTGCTTGACTGCATTTATCTCTGCCAACCCTTTGCCCAACACTATATCTAGCTCAGGGTCTAGCCCCATGTTTTGGACTAAGAAGTCATAAGCACGCCTAACTTTGTCCTCAGTTATATCAGTGTAGAGGGTTGGTCTGGCATTGACTTGCTTCATAATCATCTGGGTAAAGTGAGGTTTGGACTGGAGAGCTGCTACGTTGGCTATAGAGTTGTAGAGAGATTGGATGTCACCGCCTAGAATCTGTGCTATATCCTGGGCGTTGAGTTCCCTACCTGTGGCCCTGACGTCAGACAGAGAGGGTTCAGGAAGTTTGGTTAGGGTCCTAGCTGTATCGACTTTTGTCAAGTAGCTCTCAGCTCCTAACACTGCATCTTGCTCTACATAGGCTATTCTTGATTCCAACTCCTCTGCTGCGTATCTCTGCCAGACTGCTCCCCGCTCGGTCTGGGGGAGTGCATTAGCCTCAGCCCAAGTCCTCTCCACTCTGCTCCAGTGGTCAACCCAGTAAGAGTCAGCAGCAGAGAGTCTGGTCTGGGTCCTAGAGAGAAGCAGTTCCACAGAATCCCTTTGGTCAGGTTTAAGGATGCCTTCTTTTGCTAGAGAATACTCCTTAGAGACATCAAACGCCTTATTATATCTGACTGGTTTGAGCAGTTCTACATTATCAGGTAAATTAGGAATATGAGATCTACCAGTAGTAACCTCTGATCTATCAACTGCATAAACAAACGCCTCTCCTTGCTCTCCAGTTGTAGAGTACCGCATAGCATAATCTATTGCCTCATCAATGTCAGTCGTAAGATACCCAGCCTCAAGCATATCCCCTTCAAGCTCAGGGCCACCGTGGTATAGAAACTTCTTACTAGAATTGGCCTTTGCATACTGCTCAATCTCATTTAGTACTTGCTTTTCCTGCCAATCCCGAGTCCACTTAACAGTACCACTTGGAGGAGTTGCAGCTATAGATTTCAAGTGGGCTTCTAACTTGCTTATAGAGTCCCTCATAGACACTCTAGCAGCTTCGGCATCAGCCTTACCTTGCTTCCAGATTCCTTTAAGCTTACTCACCTTGCCCATCAACATAGCTACATTAGCCTCGTCTGCAGTGCCAGATATTATCTTGATTAGAGTATTAGACTCAACCTCAACTAGCTCGTAGAAGTTCATCAATAGGCCTGCATACTGGCGGGAGTTCTCTATTGGGGCAGTTATCAGGCCATTGACTAAGTCAGGGAAGATGTTGGACACTTGCTTATAGGAAGTTTTGACCTCAGCGTTAAAGTTCTTAGCCATGTTAGCAATAAAGTCATCCAGGCTAGCTGCACTAGTGAGCACAGTGCCACTGTCTACTGCATCTCTCATACTAGCTACAGTCTCAGGGCCAAGTGAGCTAGAGTGGTTGTCTATTATCCTATGCTGAGTCGCCTTAGTTATATTGCTGACATTGAGCCAGTCTTTCATCTTGAGGACATTCTTGTAGTCGCCAGTAAGGTAAGCAATAGTTGTATCATTGACTAGCTTCTCAGAGTCAAAGCCTGCAGACTTAGGAATAGTAGGAACCCTAGCCCTAATCACCTTCTTCATCTCTCCAACTACATCTACCCCAATCTTATCTATCACTGTCTGACTCTGGAGCATCTCAATCAAGTTCTTCTTCTGCATCTCTATAACTGCATTCCACCTCAGTGCAGTACCAGCCTTGTCTTGGGCATCTAGGAAGGCCTGGCCAAACCAGTAGAGTGGATTGCCTCGTTGAGGAAGGAATGAGACTTCACGTCTACCCACTCCACCTAGTATTCCACTCACCTCACCTGCCCTGGCTGCTCTATCAACTGCTGCATTGATGAGTCTAATATCATTGCCTCTGAGTCCTTGAGTAGCCAACATATAACGGAAGCTAGTACCCCAACCTGGCCTGATACCCTCTAACATAGAGGATATAGCAGGCTCAATAATGTTACCAAACATCACTGCTGGAGTTGCAATATAGGCAGATACTAAAGGTCTGTTGTAGAATCGATCTATCACAGTCCTCCATTTGGACATATCTAACTTATCCACTGCTGACAGGATGCCTGCTACTATACCAGTCTGTTGCTTAGTGATAGCGTAGGCAGAGTGGGAGTAGAGAGATTGGATTCGAGTCTGTTGGGCAGTGGCAGCATTCCACAGACGTCTAGTTGCACCAAACCCTTCTTCTTTGGCGAGTCTGGCCAACCGTGCAATTCGCCTAGCTCCTATGTTGCCTGACCAGTCAGTGAGGTACTTACTAACAACAGTCAGCATTTCAGGAGTATTGTCTAGACCCAAATGTTGGATAAGTCTGACTGCTGCATCATCTGTGCTTATTATCCTCTCAGCTACTTCCCTCATAGTGTCGTTGACTAACTCTATCATGTCAGTCGCTACTTCAGTTGGAATCTTCTTCTTAAACAACGCCCCCAGTATCTGTATGGCCTTAGAGTCCAGTGGGGTGAATGCACTGAAGTACCTACCCTCTGAGATTAGGATGTCTTCAGTCTTAGTTGCCGCCGCTCCAATAGGAGTGGACATGAACTTCTTATGGGCAGCTACAAAGGACTCATGGAGTTGGGTAGGAGTAATTGCATTGAATGGTAGGCCAGTATGAACAGATGCACCCTCAAACGTAAGTGCACGGAAGTTCTCTCCATCCCTCTGGGCGGCTAGTCTAAGTGTAGTACTAATCTTAGACATGCCAGTCTTAATCATATCAAAGGGAATGTTGTTGACCCTCCACATCCACTTATTAGATGCTAATAGTGCCTCTCCACCCATTCGGAGCACTCCACCCTTTGCTCCAGCAGACAACATTATCTTACCTGGGATAGATAGCCCCCAGCCAGGGAAGAAGGTTAGAGGGTCAGTTACTATACCTAATACTAACTTGGCAGCAAAGTTGGCTGCATTGTTGCCAAACAGCTCTTCCTGCTCCCAGGCAGTGCCTAATGCCACCCAAGGATTCTCACCTCTAGCCTTAGCAGCCTCCCAGTTCTTCTCCATACCTTGAGTTCCTCTCATTAGCTGGTGAGCAGTAAGGACTGCTAGGCCAGTAAGGGGATTACCCACATACTTCATGTACACTCCAACTACTTTACTGAGTTCTTGTATGGGAGAAGTTAGAGCGTTCTTGATATTGTCCAAAGTAGACTTAGGAGTAATCTGCCAGTCTCTTATGCCTGCCATTACTTCTGCAATCTGTTGCTCCTGCTCCTTAGCTGCATCACGGATAGGCTTGGCTAAGTCATAGAAGTCCTGATACCCCTGCAGTGCTGTCTCATCAACATTCATATCTTTTGCTATACTAAGAACTTCCTCCATAGAAGGCATTGCTGGAGGTTTGGGAAGCTCGCCTGCATAACCGGTTGTAAGGAGCTTGACTATCTCCTCTACAGTAATCGCATGAGGAAGTTGAGGAATGACTTTGGGCTTGAGTCCACCAGCCAGGTACTCACTGACCAACTTCTGCTTCTCCTCCAACGGCATGCCTGACCAGTCTAATCCATTATCCTCAGCTACATCTGCCATTAGAGCATCACTGGGAGCCTGGTTGGCTGTGATGTTCTCAATGGCCCCTCTCATCTCAGCCATATCGGCAGAAGTTATGAATGACTTGGTAGGGTCAACTCCATCAACCTTGATGTAATCTTCTACAGAGGTAACTTTGACTGCATTGGAGGTCATGTATCCCTCAATGGTAGAATAGAACCTAGCCATGTAACTTGAACTAAACCCCTTCTGTGCAGCCACTTCAGCTTGAACAGCCAGCCTATTGGCCTCCTCAACAGTCTTTTCTGGCTGCTCTCTAGTCTTTCGGAATGTATAGGGGTTCAAGTTCTTGATGATACTAACTACCTTCCCAATGACTGGAGGGCCAGACTTATCCTCTGTTAGCTCAGTTCTTTGCTTCTCCAATAGACTAGCTTGGTTGAAGTAATCCTCAGACCTCTTGTTCCACACATCGAGACCTAACTGGGTAGACTTGTACACAGTAGGTATAGGTTCAGTGCGAGGAGGCAGCTTATTCAATGTAAGGAGTGCTCCAGTTATTGGAGGCCTAGTAGGTTTACGAGTAGTTGGATTTTGCATATTATTCTCCTACAATTCCCTTTACGTTCAATTAGTGCGCCACCATACGCTTGATTTACCCACCCAAAAAATGTTGGCTGTGTTCCGGGATTCGTGGACATATACGTGCCCAGCCAGCCCAATCGTAGTCCCTTTGGGGGCATTCGAAGCTATTTTTTGGTGTATTATGTAAATCATTCCTATGCTCCAGGCTGAACTTGCGGCTGAGCTTGTTGCTGTCCTTGCTCTTCCTGCAGTGTAAGTGTAGCCTCAACCATATCTGCTGCCTTAGCAAATAGAGCAGAGCCAACAGCATCCTTGGCCTCACCTAGTAGTTTGGACTGTTCCCTAAGTGCCTGGATGAGAGCAATCTGAGCATACACTGGATTACGTTCGGCATCCTCAGCCCTTACCATTGCAATCTCCCTAAGTGGGTTCTTGACCTCAGGGAAGACCTCATCATAGATTCTAATGACAGGTAGTTTGAAGTCTGGGTTCAACATCCTGGCCACAGTAGCTCTGTTGCTCATGTCACCAGGGATTCTGACTTCGTAGTCAGTGGTGACTCTATAGTTGTCAGGTATCTCCTTTGGCCACTTGAAGTCATAAGGCCTCAAACTGCTATCCTTCATCTGCTGCACCCAGAAGTTATCGATGTCAGATAGGCAGTTAATAATCCCCTCATGGTATGCACTTGCCATCATTGCAGTTAGGCTAGACACCTGGCTCATAACAAAGGAACTCATCTGAGCTTGGACTGCTCCAAACATTGCAGCAGGAGCACCACCTCGTTCCTTCATTGCTTCCATGTCTAACAGTGCACCTCTCAGTTCCAGCGGGATTATAGGAGGAGACACAAATCCGACCGAGTCCTCAGGACCACCCCTCCATATTACACCACGCTTGGTGAGGTCAGCAGGCTTGACTATAGGAACACTGCTCCTAGACTTCTCCAATATCTTGGGTTGGGCAGTGTCCCTGAGTATTTGCATCTGGAAAGTCCACCACTTGTTCCAGTAGCGGTAGATTTTGGAGTTGGTGGCAATAGAAGGTTGGCCGATCTCCTCTGCCCAGTTAGCAGATAAGTAGCCAGTGTCAGGCAGACCACCAGTGGGGGAGACAAAGATAGGGATACGTCTCATAGTTGTCTCTAGCGTGGGGGACTTGACTATAGTTGTACCTAGCACTACCGCATTGTAGACGTCCCAACCATTGCCGTCAGATCTAGGAGTATCCAGCCACCAGTAGTCATAGAGTTTCTGACTACCCCTTACATCTGCCTTCCACTGATTCCTCAGCAGCATCCTCTTAGCTGAGGTCTCAGATAGAGTGTCCAGGTGAGCACACTCAACTAAGTCATCGTCAAAGTAAGGGTAGACAGTAGAAGGATTCCAGATTTCAGCCATACACCTCTTGCCATCTGGAGTAATGGTAGAGAACACACTGTACCAGCCTGTTGCTATAAGTAGGCCAATAAAGTCTCTCATAAAGCTCTGCTTACCCCTGCGTCTGTAGCCTTCATAGATGTCATTCCAGGCAGTAGTGAAGAATCCCTCAACCTGCGTGCTGGCTTGCATAATGGACTTGTCCAGCTCCTCAGCCTTAATGCGATGAGGAATCTTCTGGTTAAGCATATGAACTACTAGATTATATGCTGACCTGGGATCGTTTCCAACAAAGGACTCCATGTTCTCCTGCTCAAATTCATCAAACATCTGGACTTGTTTGTAGTACTCTTTAATCTTGGAGTCTCTCTTGTCCCAGATTTTCTTCAGGTCACCGCATTTTACTATTAAACTGCTTGCAGTCAAGTTATCCATTAGATTCCTCCTACTTTATCCCACGCTTTCTACGCTCTCTACGATTCATAGGAACTTCCTTAACCACCTTACCAAATCTGTCCACAAATCTAACTATCTTTGTTGGCGAAGGTGTAAACTTCATTTTGTCCCCCTATCTTATCCTACCCCAGCCTTCTCCCCAACCGTAGGTGCCTACTACACCTCTAACTGTTGGCATTGAGTGTCTGCACACAATAGCAATACAGGCAGAGTCGTGGTAGTCATCGCTGCCAATACTCACTGCCCTATCTCTTCCCTTAGCATCCTTCTGCCACCTGATATTCCTGCACTGGCTGACTAGTCTAATGTCATGGGTAGTTATCTTGCTCATATATCTACCCAATTCAGTTATCATAAATGGCTTAGTAGAGTTGTTAGTCTGCCAGCCAATAAGTTTACCAACCTTGCCAGTTATAGGGTCAGTTCGGTAGTATAGGTTGCCATACTTTGCTACGTGGGAGGTAAACCCCAGTGCATCCTCATTAGCAATCATGGCACCGTTATACCACTTAGCTAGAGGTACGCACTTCTCAGCCATCTCATCTTGAGCATAGTAGCCAGACAGTGTTGCACAGTGGATAGCTTCTTTGAGTTCATCAGCCTCCCATAAGAACTTCCACACAGTTGCTACTGACTCTGACTGCTTACCCTCACCAGGGTCTATGGCTACTAAGTACACCTGGCCATTCTCGGGCGGATACCAGATGTCTGCAAATAAATTATGAACTGATGCAGGGTAGCAATTCTTTGCCATGTCAGAGATCAGCTCTGCATCATAGACCATGTCGCCAGCAGCAAGGAAGCAGTTAACATCATCCTCTGGGTACTCCTGCCCAAATAATAGTCTAGACTCTCCACTCCTTTTAATGCTAGACATCTCCGCCTGCTTGTATCTCCTCCACCTCAACTTATCGATCATCTCCTGCTTAGTGAACTCATACTGTTGCCACTGTTTGAGGAGATTAGTTTCCTCAGGCAGCAGGGTTGCCTCTAATGTTAAGGACTCGTCACCAGGGAGAACAAACTGGGAATCAGCAGACATCATATACTCTGGGTGTTCCCACCAGGGGTAGAAGTGATGTTTGAAGACAGACTTCCCAATATCCTTGCCTTCCTTAGCCGCCATGTACATCTCGTGGAACTCATTGTCCTCGCCGTTAGGGGTAGAGCAGATTCTAATTTTAGTGTTGGGCAGTAGTGGGACACGCTGGAGTGCAGAGGCAGCAAATTTTTCATCCTCGCCAGGAGGCCAGAAGGCATACTCGTCAGCAAGTAGATTATGTATAGCCTCCCCCCGACCGTAGTCGAAGCTCTTGGCAGAGGCAATGTAGAAGCTACTATACCCCTCTATCTTGTTATTCTTGGGGTTCCTGAACTCAAACACTTTCTCATATGTGGACTTATGTTGGAGTCCAGGCAGACCAGGTACAGTGTTGTTGAGTCCATTGTAGAATCCCTGGGCCTTCCTGAGCAGTCTACCTGTAATGAACTCATCATAACTAATAATGATTGAGACTGTATCTGGGATAGTTACACAGTCAAGGAGAAAGTCACAGATGAATAGACTTGACGCTCCGATCTGGGCAGGCTTGACATAGATGTCTCTGTTAGTGCTAGAACTAATCATGTTACGCTGGATGGGATTGAGAACAAAGGGAACTGTCATCCTCTCCTTGTTCCCAATCTTAACTAGAGTCTCAATCATTAAGACTCTGTCGTTAAGCAGTAAATGTATTGCTTCTTGCTGGTTCACTAGCTGTTCCTTCAAGTTTAACTACGCCTGTATTAGACCCTGCAGTTTGGTTTACAACAGTTTCGGCGGGAAAGAGATATTCTGGTACAAAGTGGATGCACACAAAGTCTGGAAACAGTGCTATTACTTCGTCCATAACCTCCACAGAGACCCTCTTGCCCTCATAACTAATATATACTTGAGGGTATGGGGACTCAGGGCGAGTTAGCTTTACTCGTCTCTTCTGCTTCCTGAATATGCGCTCTACTTGGAATACTTTGTTGTCTACACTCCAGCCCATGCTACCTCCTATACTGCCACTCCGTTCACTTTTGCTATGCTCGCTACTGCAACACCATTCATCTTAGCAAAGGCAGCTACAGCAACTCCGTTGACTTTGGCGATGTTAGCCCATCCAGAAACTGTATACTCCACCACCAGCTTGGGGCAGAGGGTGGTGTCAGTAGAATATTCTTTACTATAGAAGGCTGCGGTCGCGGCTACTGCATCACTGGCAAAATGGAGACGCAACGATAACACATTACCTCGGTTAGCTATTGCATCATCTGAAGCACTTAGGACATCCCAACTCATCCATCCATAACTTCCTGGCACAGGGGAAGATGCCGTGATACTTATATCTATGTCAGTAGAAGTACTTCCGGCACCAGTGGTTCCCCAGTTGCTACCAGTTTTATAGATATTCCAAGTAGCTTGTGCTTCAACCCAAGCATCAGCCCCTATTCGTCTACACCGATAAGCCGTAACGTATATTCCTGTAGCTAAGGTGCCTAAATAGTAATAGAGTTGCATGCTGGAAGAGGTAAGGTCAAAACCCGCCACGGAGCTAACATCAAAATCAATAAGTATTCTGCGCCAATAAATGGGATAAGTATATAGTTCTAGAGATGTAGAACTTCCGTAATTAGTAGTGGCTGCATTTTCTCGTATGTACGTATCTTTACTACTTGGTTGTATTGTCACGGGAGAAGGGTCAATTCTAATAGGATATTGGGCAGTCTTAGTTTCTCCCATAAAATCTGTATATTGCAGATCTTTGGTCTGTATGGTTTCGGTTGTTTTGCCAGCAGTAAGACTCTTGGTAACTGTCAGTGGTATTCTGTCTGCATCTTCTGCGCTATACCCAACTTCCCAATCTCCTTTAATGTCAAACTGGGCATCCAGTGTGGCTTTATCTGATTTGAGTACACGGGTATACTTCACTGTCTCAGGTGTTGCTTCAATCTCTAAATCCGTATCAAGGGCAAAGTCTTTGATTGTAGCTTTGTTGCCTATAAAAGTGAACGTGGATTCGGTATTAACAGATGTCTTACCAACCTTCTCAAGGGCAATTATAGCTACCTTACCAGTCTGCTTATCGGTGACTGTAAGGGTAAGGCCGTTCAGTTTGGCATAGTATAGAGCTTTGGTTATCTTGCCATTCTGCCATGTGAGGTCAATATCCTTCCACAGTTCAGTCTTATCGGTATAGTTATCTTTGTAGTGGACAGGAATAGAATAGATTTCAGCACGATACTTGCCATTACCCAAGTCAAAATGCTTCGAGTTGGCAGTACGTTTAGAGATTATATCCCCATTGGTGACAGGTTGAATAGTTATCGACACTATGCTAGCTCCAAGTAAGTATTATCTGGGCAGAAGAATAACTCATCAGCAGTATTTGCATAACCAACAATTCTAACTACAAAGTTAGTTGTACCAGTTGGTGCAGTTGAGGTCAACAATCCTGCAGTTGCTGCACTGATAAACACTGGCGCAGAGATGGTGAATGAGGGAAACTTAGCAGCAGCGTTTATCTTGCCCCAGAGCAGAATCGTAGTGGCATCGTTGTCATTGCCTGCTACTAGACAGATTCCTATCTTTACCGCTCCAGAAGTCGCAGTAACATCTGCTTTGGCTAGATACCATTGGCTATCCGCTGCCTTCAAGTATACAACTTCACCAAACGCAACTGTCTCACCCAATGTTCCTGCTTCTGCTATTCCACAGTAGTGACCATCACCACTTATTGCAGCATCTAGCTTAAGTGGGTCGTCCTCTACCATCTGCTTAGGCAGCCTTAGGAGTACATCACTATCGTAGGCTATCTTTTTCCAGGTTATCGCCATGTCTCACCCTCTCGGCTATACTTGCTATAGGATTTCCCATTACTGATAGCTCAAAAGCTCTCTCAAGCCTTAGAGCTATCAGTCTGAGAACTATAATAACTTCCACTATGCTACAGTCAGTCTGGTCAACCATAGCAATGATAGAGTTATTCAACTCTCCCATATTAGAGGGGTTAGTTATCTCTTGCATACATCACCTACACTGCTACTGTGCAGACATGCAGAGTGGCCTCACTGGTTGCCCAACATAGCTGCCCCTTTGCTACAGTACCTGCACCCGCTGGTAGGTTAGCTTCGGCTGCGACTGTCATTGTTACTGCATCAGTGAGTTGCTGCAGGTCACAGTCAACTGCTCCATTAGGCACAGTATGACTATTGAGGGTATGGGCAGCAGGGGCAGCAGGTGCCTCCCAGTTAGGAAGGTCAGTTGCCACTGTTAGCACAGTATCGTCACCACCTATTGCTAGTGCAGCAGGTGTAGCGGCTGCACTTGCATAGATGATGTCACCCTTTGCAGTCAACAATGCCTTGGTGATAACATTGTCCTCATATGCCAGCTTCTTCCAAGTAATAGCCATGACATACCTCCTATTTAGTTTCTATTATTTTGATAATATTAGAAGTGCTATCAAAGACTATCTGTGGACTAGTTATGTCAACAGTGATGGTAGGCGCAGTGTTAGGGTTGGAGTCACTTAGAATCTGCACTGACACCTTTCCCTTCTTTGCCCATAAGTTAATATTCATACTCCTCCTATTCAGTTGCAACATACACATGGTCATCACCAGTTGCATAGAACATTGTACCCTCAGTACCTGTGGCACTAGCCGCTTTGGGAGTCATATGGACTTCACCATCATTGGGAGAGCCAATAGTTATATTGCCTGTGTAGTATGACAATGCTGTCCAGGCAGTAACACCATCACCGACTTTGAGCTTGCCTGTATCAGTCTCATATCCTGCCTCACCCTCTGCTAGTATAGGGTCAGCAGCAGTCCAGTCTGCTGCACTGTCTCGTCTCCACTGTATCTGATATGCCACATAAGCCTCCTAGAATGAAGTAGCAACTCCACCATCAATGGGTGAGCCGCTTACTCCACCGTAGACTTCGTCTGCATTGCCTCCATCTATGTTAGTCAGTCCACTACCCGAACCAGTGCCTATGTCAACTGTAGTCTGGGTTGTACCATCAGTATAAGTTGCCTTGAATACTCCGCTAGCCACGTCCCAGTAGATATTGAGCAGCTTGTACTGCCCAGACATGATAGCCGACACGACACAATCGTTCCAGTCGACACCAATCCTGTATGTATAGCTGTCATCTGTGATTTCTAAGTACTGGTTGACTTTCCTGATTGCTGATATAGTCATCTACTTTGCCCCATTCAGACTATCTAGCCTTCTCACCAGTTCCTCAGCTTTGGTTTTTGCAACTGCTGCATCAGTAGTTATCTGAGTATGGAAGATACATGTACCACTAGCCTTAACGTGCTCATCAAACCTAGTGGTAAGAGTCGACAGTTTGTTGATAATCAATATTGTGTAGCCAAATGCAGTCAAAAGTGCTCCGCCAAAGAAAGATAATAATCCCACAGCCAATACATCAGACATGTCAGGCTCTCCTTCCTAATCTCCTCCTCAGCTTTGCATCATGCCTGCCAATGCTTCTGACCTCTCTCCTCCCCACTCGGCTCATCTGCGCCCTCCTCACATTATGTCTGGCTGCCGCTGAGGTCTTTGGAGTGGTTCTGTTTCTCCTCGCCATTTAAGTACCTCGTCAAAGAATAGTTGCACTTAGGATCCTTACACCTGTACTCATCCTCTAGTGGAGTACTTCTAACTCTTATCATCGGAGTCTTGCAATAAGGGCAGAGCATTGTCCCTCCTAACTACCACACTCCTCTGCTCCACTTTCCTCATAGTCAACACTGCCTCAGTCCAGCTAAACTGAGTACCCCCTGATAGCTCACCCTGGACTAATGCCTCGACTATTTGGAGTTGCTGGGGAGTGTAGAAAGTGCGTAGTTTAAGCAAGTAGTCTATGTCAGACTTAGTTAGACTATCATCCTGGTCCAGGACCTTCTTGAGCACTCTATAGTCCTGCTCCATCACAAGACGAAAATTGCGGGTAAACTCTAGGCTGGTGTACTCGGTGCGGAGCTTCTGAGCTATTTGGGGTAGGGAGGTTTCAAGCTCCACAAACTTGGGGTCCTTGCGCCATAGACTCAGAGTGGACGCAGCGTTGTCAGTTAGCTTAAGAGCTTCTCTAATTGTAAACCCAGAGGCTCTATATGAGAGGTATCTGGCCTTAGAGTCGTCTCTATTGTAAGGTAATAGACTCTGAGCTATACTAGTCTCAGGTGTACTTACCAATTCTCCCACGACTCTAGTATAGCGCAATTCGGGGGTGGTGTCAATAGGTATAATATAATTGGGGGTCTATAACGTGTTATTTATTATATTTCACTGTGGGTTGACAACTCGCCAAACTAGGTTCATAATGATAACGAAGCCAATAATAAGGATATAGTTGTGGATGTTTGGTTTACTCAAAACGTCAAGCGAGCAGTTTGTGTGGAGTGCCACAAGGAGATAGTTAACAAGTCTCCTATGGTAGTTGGTCGTGTGTGGAAGAGGGCAACAGGAGAAGTAAAGAAATGGAGTATGACACTCAGATGGCATCCAGAGTGCTACCTCAAGCAGGGGATAAGTTATGTAGAACAGCACCCCAAGGTAGAGTCGAGAGGGCGGCACTCATTAGCCATGGATGCAGAGACGAAGTCAAAAAGGTTTGCAATACTAAGAAGGCGAGCAAGTGTGGTGCAGAGGGTAAGAAGAGAGGCAGGCAAACCAGAAGAGATGAGAAGTTCAGAACGATTGATTCACTTAGGAAGTATGTTGAATCAGTTAGAAGAGGAGATGGCCACATGCGGGGGAGTGCCAAAGAGCTGGGAGTAACATACCCAAATCCATCATGTAGTTGCAGTCCAACTGGTGCACACTACTACATTGAGATCGCAATGAAGTTGTTTCGGTGCAAGTACTGCTGGACAGTTATTTGGCAACCCTATACCATGTATGAGGCTAAGGGCTTTGTCGATTCTATCTACAAGTACGGACTGCAGGCAGCTTACCAATACAGGGTTAGTGCTAGGCGTAAGACAGTGGAGGCATTAGTAATGCTCAACGCACTGATGCTAGTCAAGGAGGACATGAAGGACGCGGGAGATGTATCTGATGTTATAGTGGAGAAGTACAACAAGGCACCAGATGATGAGGAGCAGCTAGTTGATATAGTGGGGTGTAAGAAGAGTCTAACAGTAGGGGGAAGAAATGACAAAAAGGCATCCAATAGATACACTAGCTGGTGAGATAGAGAGAATCAAGAAGCAATTTATTGACAGGGGCAACCTGCTGTTTGTTGATAAGCCTGACTATAAAGGAGCCAAATTAGATGGGTTGCGTGTACTTTCGGCACAAGGAGGTAACATGGTTGAGTTGTGGAGGGGAAAGTTAGTCACAGAGATGTCAAAGGAAGAACTAATCGTGGCTCTGCACGAACTCGAGGAGCTATACCAGAGTCTGCACTATAAGTATATGAAGCTACTAACAGAGCAGTGGTGATAGGAAGTTACTAACATACATCTCCCACTGGGTTCAGGTTAGGAAGTTACTTGGTTGAGTTGAGGTTAGGAAGTTACTAAGTCAGAGTATACAGATTAGAAAGTTACTAAGTTCAGTTTTTGAGTTTTAGAAATTTTCGTGGGGAAGATAAGAATCACAATAACATATTAAACATCTGTACCCGTACCTCGTGCACGCTTGTTTCACCGAAGCATTGTATATAAGCCGCTGGTGAGAGTGACATGCATAACCATAGAGCGCGACCAGCCCACAAGCATGCCAACCAGGCCGGCCGGGAGCATACAATGTAGCACACGAGCATTGTATCAAACATGAAGATCGATTCATGCTTTGCAATTCATGAGATTTACTTCCAAAATAATGTAATGATTTTGTAATGTTTACCTATTGACATTACGCTGTAGCCATGATACAATAAAAACAAAAAAACAAGCAAAGCTTTCCGGCCAGCGGCAACAGACCGGGAGCACGTTAAAAATTGAATAGCTTATGACACCCCAGCGTGTTGTTACGGGGTGACAGCATAGCTTAATTGGGGGTGGAACATGATCGAACATGCTCGGAGAATCATGGAACACGCGGATGAAATCGAGCACGCATACAACCGGCTCGCTGCAACGTTCACGTTCAGCGATGCGGGGGAATCAGAGCTAAACGATTACAGCGCAAGCGAATTGGCACAGATTCTTTGCGATGCCTACATGGCAATGTCGGTATTGCTCGATTCAGCGTAGCGGGGGTAGCGGGGTAGCAACCCGCTTGGGTGTCATAAGCGGAAAGCGGGTGATATGGATAATCGTAGCGTGGTATCACCTAGCTTGGTAACAATGGCAACGGCGGATGGAGCAAAGATAGCACAACGTGATCTTGCAGCGGAGATAGCAACCCAACAATCCATCGTGGACGCAGCGTTCGAAGCACGAGATTATAGCAGGCTCGCTATAGCCTCACAGCTCATGCTTAAGCTACAGAACGAGCAAAGCAAAGCGGAAGCACACAAGCTAGAATCAAAGCTGTTGGAAGAGCTTGTGGATATGCTAGAACCATACAGCATAGAGCTACAACCATATAATGAGCTTAGGTGCTTTATAAGCGGCGGGGAGATAAAATCAATCGTCTTGCTTAATGTGGCTGCACAAGCCAAACCTAAAGCTACAGCCACAAAAAGCGGGTTGCCGACTACCTCAGCAACAACCGTAAAGTGGCTGGTGCATGGGGTAGAACATGAACTCCCTGCTGACATCCACGGGAAGCCAACCTCAGAATCTTTGTTGAGGTTAGCGGGTGAGGAATTGCTAGCTGAGAGCTTCGTGGTAGCCAAAGAGCAATACGCCGCAGGGAAAAGCTTTAATGCTATCTTTGAGCAGGCCAAGAAATCCACTGACGCAAAGAATGCCGTATACCAAGCTAGAAAAAGACTTCTCAAGCACGTTGAGACCTAGCACGAACGGGGGAGGGTTAGTTGCCAACTCGCCCCCGTTTTGTTTATCTCAGTTTACTTCAGTTCTTATGAATTAGTGCATTAGTAGCTTGGAGGCTGAAGCTGTCGAGATGAGTCTGGATGTTCTTGGGGGTTGACAATTTCAATAACTCATGGTATCATTACATTGTGGCAAAGCTACACCATAGTATGAGTGGATTGCAAAAGGAGAGTAGTATGCAAAAAGTGGTAGCGCCAGTAAAGATTACCGGCAACGAATCGTGGGCCACTTTGGCCCCAAAGTTCCATTACACACAGGACGGGAAGCGAACACTGTGTGGCAGGACTATTCCAGATAATTGGGAGAGCGCTGAGGATGAGGTAGTGGACTGCACGCGCTGCAGTAAGCGTATGGCAGAACTATCTAGATAATTAGTATGATGGAAATTGGCCTAGCTAAGGAGGTGATACAGATGATACCTACAACGAAAGAATTGCTAGTAAAGTATGGCAGGCGCAAATATTTCAGAACAGGAAAGTCATACAGCAGGTCGTTTAAAGATGCAGTGTCAGGCAATGATAAGGAGGCTGTGTACCTTATCAGGCGAGAACTGCTGAGACTGGAAAGATGGATATAATGTTACGTGAAGGGAGGTGACCCCAGTGGCAAACAAAACAACTATCACTATGAAGTCCACAGATGCAAATGTACTGGACTTGCTACTTAAGTGCGACCAGGAGCAGATAACAGAAGCAGACTTCATCAGCATACTACATAAACAGTACGGGTACTCAGACCGAGTGACTAAGGCCTATGTCGCTGAACAACTGCTCACTGCAATCAGGGAGGCGTAAGATGGTCAATCTAATTCTTCTCTGCTATGTCTGGTTAATAACTGGTGACGAGCGGATTAAAGAAAGGAGGGGGTGATATAGATGCATAACTTTGATTGGATGGAAAGACTTGTGGCTGTTGTAGAAACGATTGAAAGCCACGTACACACAGACAAAGATGGAAATCCAGTAATGACAGCCGAAGAAGCAAATGAGTTCTTCCAGGCTGTTATAGCTCTTATAGCTATTATAAAGGAATAAAGAAGCAAAGGCAGCTGGAGATAAGAACGCATGCTTTTTTATCAGATACAGATTGCTAGACCTGGCAGGTATAATCAGGAGGTGAGCTATGCTGGAGTCTATTGTATTCCAAGCCTATGTATGGCTCCTAACTGGTAGCAACTACTACTACATTACAGTAGGATGGATGATCAATAGCTATGCAGAAGGTTATTACAATTAAAGGAGAGGAAAATGAATCACAGTCCAGCACAGTGCAAATTATGCGACACGTATCACTGCCTCGCTGGGTGTGTCCCAGTCTCAGAATGCAAAAAACACAGCTGCCCCGAGTGTGGTAGCAGCACTCGCAGGTATCCTAGGAATGAGTACAAAAGGCAATGCAACACCTGTTATAAAATCTATGATTACTGTGATCTCTGTGGGGCATTAACGCCTGGATACGAGCGCCACAACTATAATCCATATACAGGCAGACCGATATGTGTACAGTTATGAGCAAAGCTACTACAACTAGGAAGGAGCATGCATGATACCAGAACATCTAACTAAGGTTCAGGACATGTCTCATAAAGACCAGCGGCTACTGCAAGGTTTATATGATAGGCTAGTTGAAGCTGTGGATTACTCCGAAGATGAGACTAGACTAGTCATGCAGCACACTATGACACTGGCAGACATAGCTGACCTGATAGTAGATACCAGGGTAGCTATATCAGAACTGCTGGATATATAAGCAAGGTTACTATAACTGAACAGGGGGCCACATGTATGAGAAGATTCACGAGTGGGTATTCAAGCACTGGCACATAGACTTTGACTACGACTTGGGTGTACACTACCTTCGCCCATGCGTAGGTTATCTGTATAAGTTAGACACCTCTAAGCTTGGGAATGAGGACAACGACCTGCAGTCTATCTGGGTACAGGGCCTGGGAGTAGCAATCTACTTTGGATGGTGGTAGTATGTGGGTGTGCAAGGCTAAGCACTACATCTTGTGTCCTTACTGGGGCAATAGGAAGTGCTCCAAGCAGGGGAAGTGTAGATGGAGGATAAAGATATAGAAAGGAGAACATGAATAGTATAAAGGAAACGGCAGAGTTAGGCATAGAATCATACACTAAGTACCTGGAAGAAGCAAAGCTGTGCAAGGAGCTAGTACAGAAGCTGCCACAGGCTATTGTGGAGTTCGAGGCAGACTCGAGTAGCATCAGCTACTATGAGCATAGCAAGGAACTACACATAACAGTCAATTTCTGGGGCAGCAACAAGGAAGAGATGATTAGAGAATTCCTTAGCCTGCTGGTATCTGAAGGTGCAGTTATTACACCAGAGAAACTGGCCGCCACTACTCTACAGTGGTATAAGCCTACTAGCATGACTATGTATGCTAAGTTGGACACTGTCAGCATAGATATCAAAGGCTCGCCACTACCTCCTGGGTGTGAGATTGTGGAAGAGGACTATGTGGGTAAGAAGTACAGGACAATCTGTCATGGACAGGATACAGCATGATTGTAACTATCATAGGGTTGGGATTAATTCTAACTATGTTTACAGTGGCAGTTATAGTAGCAATAGAGAAAGGAGGTAGGTAATGGAAGCAAAGCTAGAAGGCAAGACTCTCACAGTCAAGATGGACATAAGTAATGGCACTCCATCTGCTAGTGGCAAGACTATAGTAGTAGCAACCACTAGCGGATTTGTGGAAGTGCCAGGGACTAGCCTTAGACTCAGCCTGAATGTAATCAAAGCAAGAAAAGGAGGCATGTGATGAAAGAAGCGATGATACCACAAAGAGAAGCATGCCTATACATTGACCTTGAGTGTTGTTCTTGTAGCAAAATAGTGGCACTAGTAAATATGGTACACACTGGTAGACATTACTACTGTGGAAGATGTGCAGAA